CAACTACTGAGTAGGGACGGGGCATGTACACCATCGAACAGATCGAAGACGCCATCACCGCCCGCCTGGCTCCGCTGAAGATCGGCTACGAAGGGACGGAACCGGATCCGCCCGCTGTCTGGCGGACGGTCCGGACCATCAAGAGCTACCAGGGAGAACTGGACGACGAGGAGGCGATTGCCCGCGCAACAAAGCTCTTTCCGGCCATCCTTGTCGTCTACGGGGGATCTGAATACGCCTCCCACGGTACCCGCAAGGTCGAGAAGATGCGGTTTCACCTGTTCGTCTGCGATCGCAGCCTGCGGGCCGAGGAGGAAGCCCGGCGCGGCGGCTCCGGGAATCCCGGGGTTTATGCCCTTCTGAACGGGGTCCGGGACCTCCTGGTGGGGCAGCGGCTGTCCCTGGAGATCTACCCGTTTGAGCTATCCCGGGAGGAGGCCGTCTGGTTCGGCAAGGGGGTCTCGATCTACGGCGCCCTGTACGAAACAGCCCAGCCGCACCTGTACCCGGGCGGATAGAAAGGAGGATCGCGATGCCGATGGAGGATCGCTGCAATACCGGAGATACCCGCTGGCTCGACCGGGCGGGGAAGGAACTGACCGAGAAGGAATACCTGGAAACGCAGAAAGACCAGGAGAAGGAGGTAGGCAACAATGCTGAAAGCCCTGCTGCAGCTGGCAGCGAAAGCTGAGGGAACGGAAGGGAGCGCCGAGACCCTGGCGGGTGCGGACGCCCTCCTGGTCATGAATCCGTCCTTCAAGCCTTCGATCGAGATGGGACTCCGGGACAACTACAGCGCTTCCCTGTCCCGCTGGTCTTCCGTACCGGGGAAACGTTCCGCCATCATAGAGTTCGACGTGGAACTGAAGGGATCCGGGACGGCTGGAACGGCCCCGGCCCTGGGAAAGCTGCTCAAGGCCTGCGGCTTCGGGGAGACGGTGGCGGCCAGCACGTCCGTGACGTACAAGCCCGCCTCCGCGGCCATCGGCTCCATGACCCTCGCCCTCTACTGGAACGGCGTCATCGAGAAGATCTGGGGCGCCCGGGGGGACGTGAGCCTGAAGCTCGAGGACGGAAAGCCCGGCATGCTCCATTTCGTCTTCACCGGGGCCGACTTCTCCGTCGCCGACGGGGCAATGCTGACCTCGGGAGTCGCCTACGAATCCACCGTACCCCCGGCTTTCCTGAACGCATCCTTCACCATCGACTCCTATGCCGCCCTGGTTGGGGCCCTGGAGTTCCGGGTGGGCAACCGGGTGGCCTTGCGGCCCGACGCGAACTCCGCAAGCGGCCACAAGAGCGCTGTCATCACCGCACGGGAACCGGTCCTGACCCTGGATCCGGAGTTTGTGACCGTGGCGACCTACGACTTCTTCGGGAAGCTCCGGAGCGGGAACCTGGGCGCCCTCACGGCGACCGTCGGGGCCACGGCGGGGAACATCTGCACCGTCACGGCCCCGAAGGTCCAGTACACGAACGCCACACCGGGCGACAAGGACGGGATCCTGTCCCTGGGTGTGGATTGCCTACTCACCCGCAACGCCGGCGACGACGAGCTGTCGATCGTCTTCACCTGATCGGAGACCCTGGAATGGAAAAGACCTACGAGATCAACGGCAAGTCCTATGTCCAGCGACCCCTGGTCCTGGGCCAGGCGGCCCAGCTCATGGCCCTGCTCAAGGGTGTTTCCCTCCCCGGGGAAGCGACGGCCCTGGGCCTCGTCGCCGCCCTGGGGGAGCGGATCCCCGACGCCCTGGCCATCGTCCTCACCGAAGAGGGGACGAGTCCCCGGGACAAGAACCTGTCGGCCCTGGCGGAGGAGCTTTCCTACGCCCTGCCCCCGGAGACGGCCCTGGAGGCAGTGGACCATTTTTTCGAACTGAACCCCCTCTCTTCCTGGCTGAGCCGTCTGGCGGAGCTGATGACCAGGATCGGGACGGGGATGAAGTCGACGGCGACGCTTGGCTCGACGAGCTCTGTGTCCTCCTGACTGCCGGGGACATCACCCGCCGCGACCGCGTGATCTGGGAAGTCACCCTGCGGGACGCGGCGGGCTGGGCCAGGGCCGCCCTCCGGCAGCGTTACGAATGGATGGAATGGATCGCCCGAGCGCTGGGCGGAAAGAAGACGCAGAAACAGAAGAAGGCAGCAGAGAAGCGATGCCGGAACCCCGTCGTCTGCAAGATCTGCCGGAAGAACTGCTCGGACCGAATGACGGTGCATTGACGCCATGAGCAACACCAACACCCGTATCCAGCTCATCATCGAGGCCGTGGGAAAGGTCGACGAGGCCTTCAACGGCCTGAAGCGGCACCTGAAGGACTCCCAGGTCGAGACGGAGCGGCTGAACGCCAGGACGACCGATCTGACGTCCAGCGTCGGGCGCCTGGTGGCCTCCTTTGTCAGCCTGGCCTCCGCCCTGGCTGCCGTCAAGAGCGGGATCTCCTACCTTTCCCGCATCGAGACGGCCACCCTGGGGATCGCCTCGGCCTTCATGACCGGCGGCAAGTACATCGACGAGACGAGCCGGAAGGCCCTGGCCGCCGAAGACGCCCTCAGGGCAGCCCAAGGGGACGCCCGGCAGATCATCGAGGAGCTCCAGTACGCCAACCTCCAGACGATCGCGACCCTGGACGAGCTGATCAACGCCTACCAGGTGACCCTCCCCGTC